GTCCAGCGCCGGGTGAGGAACCGCTGACGCCGAACGACCCCGCGCTGGACAATGTCGAAATCGACCCGCTGACCGGCAAGCCGAAACTCGAACCGCTCACCGGCCTGCCTGTACCGAAGGCCCCAGCGCCAGCGAAGGGCAAGGGCAAGGGTGGCAAGCCCGCATTCGGCGGCACCTCGAAGTAACGCCACATGGCAACGGTAAACGCGCTCCTACTCGACGCGAACATCGACCACAGCGTCTCGCTCGCGCGCTACTCGAACGGCGTAGTGCGGCGCATCGTGGCGCTGTTGAATCGCACTGACGCCGACCTGTTCGGCAAGCTGGGGCAAGCGCTGCAGTCGTTGCCGCCCGAGGCGTTCACGGTCGAGCGCCTCGAACAATTCCTCGTCAGCGTGCGCAACATCAACGCACAGGCCTACGCGCAATTGCAGCAGCAGATGGGCAGCGAGATTCGGGCGATGGTTGAGTACGAGGCAGAGTTCCAGCAATCGCTGCTGAAACGTGCGATCCCGTCGCAGGTGCTCGCCACTATCGGCGTCAACGAGGTGGCGGTGGAGCAGGTGTATGGCGCCGTGATGTCGCGCCCTTTTCAGGGCCGCTTGCTAAGCGAGTGGGCAACGTCGATGGGCGAGCAACGCATGCACCGCATCCGCGACACGCTGCGGCAGGGGTACGTGCAGCAGGAGACGGTGTCGCAGATGATCACACGCCTGCGCGGCACACGAGCGAGCGGCTACAGTGACGGCATTGTCAGCATTGACCGGCGCAACGCGGAGGCGGTCGTGCGCACGGCGATAGGCCACACGGCGCAATACACACGACAGCAGCTCTACAACGAAAACCTCGACCTCATCAAGGCGGTGGAGTGGGTGTCAACGCTTGACAACCGCACGACCACCTTCTGCATGCTGCGGGACCGCAAGCGCTACACAGCGGACGATGCGCACAAGCCCATCGACCACAGGCTGCCGTGGGGAGGGGGGCCCGGCGCGTTTCACTGGAACTGCCGCAGCACGAGCACACCGGTCACGAAGTCGTGGAAGGAACTCGGGTTCGACATCGAGGAGTTCAAGGGGACGACACGCGCAGCGATGGATGGCACCGTCGCACCCGACACCACCTACGCGCAATGGCTGGGCAGGCAATCGGCAGCGCGGCAGGACGACATCCTCGGCCCGACACGCGGCAAACTGTTCAGGCAAGGGGGCTTGCCGCTTGAGCGCTTCGCGAACGACAAGGGGAAGTGGTTGACGCTCGATCAATTGCGCGAAGCGGACGCGGGCGCATTCACGCGGGCTGGTTTATGAAGTGGCAAACGCTGTGCCCTCGTAATGCCCCGTGGCACGTCTACCCGTTGAATGACCTCAAGGAGCACGTCACGGACGGCCCTGAGCAGTGCTGGTGCCAGCCGCTCGAGACGGACGGCGTGATCGTGCACAACAGCATGGACGGACGGGAAGCGTTCGAGACCGGCGAGCGCAAGCCTTCCTGATGCCGCTGCACCTCGTCCCGCCTGCCCCAGCAACGCCCCGCAGGGCCCCCAGGCTGCGTGCAGCGAAGCCCCAGGGCATGTTGCAGTGTCCGCGCTGCAAAAGTCGCGAGGTGCTTGTGACTATCGTGGGCGCGTGCCTACAATCCGGCGCAATTCGAGGCGGGACCAAAAGTTATCTGTGCGCAGCGTGTTCGCGTGCAGGGGAACGGGTGGTGCTGGCTTGAAGGCGGGAGCAGCAATCCCGGGACGTTGCGAAGCGTCTGAAACTGTTGTGACGGGCGGAGAAAATTAGTGCCGCACCCCAATGCCCGCAAGCAGGAATGCGACGCGGGAGTGACCAACGGCTGAGGAATCGGCCACAGCGCTAGGCGATGGAATTCGCTGATTCGCGCACATAGGACCCCAAATGAAACTCAAACTCGACGCAAACGGTAACGCAGTCCTCGTCAACGGCCTCCCTGTGTATGTGCACGCGGACGGTCGTGAAATCCCCTTTGACGCACCCGCCGCAATGGCGCGCATCAGCGAAATTCAGGCGGAGGCGAAGACGCACCGCGAAGCGAAGGAAGCGGCGGAGGCAAAGGTCATCGCTTACAAGGACATCCCGGACCCCGTCGCTGCTGTCGCAGCGCTGACGCTCGTGAAGAACATTGACGACAAGAAACTGGTCGATGCGGGCAAGGTCGAGGAGATCAAGCGTGCCGCTACGTCCGCCTACGAGGAAAAGCTGCGCGCTGCTGAGACGGCAGGCGCTGCACGGGCGCAGGAACTCGAGAACAAGGCGAAGCAACTTGAGGCGCAGTTGCACGCTGAGATTGTTGGGGGTTCGTTTGCGCGCTCGAAATACATCGCCGACAAGATCGCCATCCCTGCCGACCTGCTGCAGGCGAAGTTCGGCACACACTTTGCCGTGAACGCAGCGGGCAAACTGGTGGCGAAGGACGGCGTTGGCAATCAAATCTTTTCGCAGATCAAACCGGGCGCTGAGCCCGAGTTCGATGAGGCAATCGAAATCATCGTGAATGGCTACACCAACAAGGCGCAGATCCTGAAGGGCAGCGGTTCACAAGGAAGTGGTTCGCAAGGCAGCGGGAACAACGCTGGGGCGAACGGGAAGAAGACGATCACGCGCGCAGCCTTCGAGCAACTGCCGGCGGAAAGCCGTGCGGGTGCGTTGAAGGACGCCGTGCTCGTTGATTGAGCAGCGCGTCCGGAATGGGTTCGGGCTCGCTGATGTTCTGCAATGGCAACTGAAAGGGCCTGAACTGTGAAACTGAAATTCCTCAGCAACCTGCGAGTTGTCATGCTCGCATCCGCCGCCGCGCTCATCGCGTGGTACCCCATGGCCACCGTGCTTGCCGCCTCGGCTCGCGCGTTCGATGCGTTGCAGCGATTCATTGCTGCCGCGCCCCGCACGCTCGCAACGCTTGGCGCCAATACGCTGACCAGCCTGATCCCCGATGTCTACGCCGCACTCGATGTCGTTTCGCGTGAACTCGTCGGCTTCATCCCCTCCGTGATGCGTGACAGCACGACCGAGCGCGCTGCGGTCGGACAGCAAGTGCGTTCGTTCGTGGCACCCGCTGCAACGGCGACTGACATCACGCCCGGCGTGACGCCCCCGAACGACGGCGACCAGACCTTCGGCAACGTTGCCATGACGATCACGAAAGCGCGCCGGGTGCCGTTCCGCTGGCAGGGTGAGGAGTCGCGGGGCATCAACAACGGTGGCCCTGGCGTGCGTCAAATGCAAGCCAACCAGATCGAGCAAGCGATCCGCACGCTGTGCAATGAAATGGAAGCCGACCTCGCTGCGCTGTTCACGAAGGCGTCACGCGCCTACGGCACCGCCAGCACCACGCCTTTCGCGTCCGACCTGAGCGACACGGCACAACTGCGCAAGATCCTCGCTGACAACGGCGCACCCGTGCAAGGGGGCTGGAACCTCGTCATCGACACGTCGGCGGGCGCGAAGATGCGCACCCTGACTCAGTTGACGAAGGCGAACGAGGCGGCGGACGTGTCGATGTTGCGTCAGGGCATCCTGCTTGACGTGCACGGCGCGGCGATTCGTGAATCGGCAGCGATCACGAGCCCGGCCATTGGCACCGCCGCGTCCTACACGAGCAACACGACGGGCTATGCGGTGGGCGCCACGTCCATCACGCTGATCACCGGCACGGGCACGTTGCTCGCTGGCGATGTGATCACGTTTGCTGGTGACACGAACAAGTACGTTGTCGCTACGGGCCTCGCTGCCCCGGGTGTGCTCGTGATCGCTGCGCCTGGCCTGCGCAAAGCGCTGCCCGGTTCCGCTGTGGCGCTGTCGGTCGTTGCTGTGTCCGCACGCAATATGGGGTTCACGCGCAATGCCATTGCGCTGGCCACTCGCGCCCCTGCGCTGCCGGACGACGGCGACATGGCCCTCGACCGCACCACCATCGTTGACCCGCGCAGCGGCCTCGCGTTCGAGTTGGCGCTGTACGCCCAGTATCGCCAGATGCAGTACGAGCTGTCGATTGCGTGGGGCCAGCAGATGCAGAAGGCTGAGCACGCCGCGATCCTCCTCGGTCAAGCCTGATAGCGATGTGACGTGAACGCGCACGGGGTGCAACAATGGCCCCGTGCGCGTTTGTGCACGAACCCCCAACGAAACAGGAGCGAATCGAAATGGCAACAGCAGCAGAGAAGCAGGCGCAGCGCGAAGAGGAAGAAGCGACGCAGCGCGAGGAAGCAGCGAAGGCGGCGGCGCAGAAGGTGCTTGATGACGCGGCAGCGATGGAGGCGAGCAACTACGCCGACTTGAGCGAAGCCCCCGAACCGATGACCATGCGCGTCAAGGCGACGGACCCCGAGCAGGGCGAGTTCATCCTGATCAATACGAGCGATTTTGACAGCGCCGTGCACACGCCCTTCGACAAGGACGCGGAGCGCGTGGTGGCACGTCGCCGCGCCCGCCTGCGCAAGACGCTGAACGAAGCGTAACCGATCAACCATCTACACCAGGAAGAAAGCGAATCATGAATCTTCGACCGGGTTGTGTGGTGAGGCAGCGCGTCCACGTCATCAGTGGCGTTGTCACACCAAACGGGATTCGCTGGAATCCCGGCTACGAAAAGTTCGAGGTGCTGGTGGCGTTTGCGGGTGCTGACGGCACCCCGCAGGAACGCTGGTTCCTCGAGGACGAAGTGGAGATGATCGAAGCGGCACCCGCTGCCGCTGAAGTCGTCGAGACGCAAACAATCGACGCCTCGCAGGTTGCCAGCGTTGAATCAGTGCTGGGAGGCAGTCGCGATGAATAAGCAGGATCAAGTGGGCGTGGGCTCGAAGGCGCGCGACGCAGCAAGCGCTGCGATTGCGCAGAACGCGTTCCTCGCCGATGTCGTCAACACGCGCGGCGTGTTCAACATCACGCACGTGGGGCCAAGGGAGGCGGAGCGCGCTGAGTACATCGCGCTGCGTGACCAGGCCTACGCGCTCGAGGAGCGTTCGCAGTCGATGTGGGCGCTAGGAC